CTTGTTACAAGAGCAGGGGATCATTGAGTATCAAGAGGATCGATCACACGCCACGAACCCCGACGCGATAAGCTCTCTTTTCAGACGAGATGAGCGCGGAGTCACACGGGCTTATAATGGAGTTCGATTGAAAACAGACGACCCTCTGAAGAGCAGTGAGGTTGCAGAGACAACAGGCACTAGAACCCCCATAGCGCGAGCGGTAGAACAGGCAACACCCGCACATCCTACAGGGTACTCATCAGACACAAGAGGCGCTCTCACAATCGGAGGATTTGACGCTGAGCGGTACGGCTACTCAACCAAAAAGGAAGCAGTCGCAGACGCAAGGGCAAAAGGGCATAAAGCAGGCGACGTTGTATCTGTGAGTAATCGCTTCTGGACAGGGTACGCGATATCTCGAACGGACCCTACAACAAAAGAGAGAGTGTTTTTTGACAAGACGAGCGCAGAGCCAAGGGCTATAAAAGTACCCCTCGCAGACAAAGCCACACACCAAAGAAGAGGACACTTATTTGATGAAGGGGGTGATATCCGAACGACCCGAAGGGTACAGAAACAAGGCTTCAAGGTATGAAAGGACTAAGACCATGACCTATTCACCAACACTAGCGCAGACCATGAGCTTGATTAAGGCCCGTATTAAGAAATACAAATACCGCCGCCCCAAGCCGGGAGGGGGCTATAAATACTACTACGAGGAGCACCACGGCGGGGGCATTACAAGCGCTAAGTTTGAAGCAGGCTCAGCTTTCAAGCTCACCTTCAGAGGCAGGCGCGGACACTTCCACATCAAGGCCGTTGAAGGCGACATGGTGACCATCTCCCATGACGCGCGCCCCGGTGTAGAGATCCCGCCTATACACCGCGATGAGCTCAGAGCGCTACTAGAGAAGCAGCACTCTAAAGCGGAGACCCAGAGCCGAAAGAAGGCCCAGCGCAAGAAGCGCAAGAGCACCAAGCGCCAAGCACCAAAGACAACCGCGCCGAAGATCAAGCGCATGAGCGCGAGTGAGCGCAAAGCGCTTGATAGTGATCTCGCTAAAGCGCTCAGAGAGGGAGACGCAGACGCGGCCCATGAGCTCATCAAGAGAGACCAAATCGACTACGCCCAAACAGGAAACCGTACAGTCGATGAGTTATTTTCCCAAGCGATCAGCGCGGGTGAGGTTGCGACGTTTGACGACGGCTCAAAGGAGATCAAGGGGCGTGGCAATCTCTCACCTGAGCAGATCAACGCGCTTGATGCAGCATCTCAGCAAGGGGCTTTATTCGCGAGCGTACAAAGTGGTCTGAATGTGTACGTCTTCAACAGCTCAGCAGATCCAGACCGCTCATTAACTTTACTGACTCGAGGTGATCGGTACTCGCTTAAAACGACGGACTTTAGACCGCCAAATGAGCGCGACCAACGCGCTATACCGGAGGGTAAAGAGCAACGCGCACCGGTGCCTAAGCAGAAGCTTGATGAGGCACTTAGCGCGATTCAGGCGCTCTTAGAGAAGAATCCTGATCTCGCGTCAGATCCCAGAGTAGCCGCGCTCATAGGCCCGCAGTCCAAGCCGAAGCGCGAAGGGCGAAGCGATGAGATGTTTTTGACAGTGGACGGCAAAGAGCGCAAAGCCGCGTTTCGATATCAGCTTGTTGAGGTTGGTGATTGCATTCCCTCTCATGACCCCGTGAGCTTCAGTAAGCGCGAGGATTACCCCGAAGGCATCCAAGAGCGCATCTACCACCAAGACCGCATGGAGCAGCTCAAAGTTCAGCGCAACGCGGGGAGAGCGTATGAGCCATCATACTTGATCAACACGAACCCAGACGCGACCAACGGCCCGCCGATTGTGACGCCTGACGGGATTGTATTAGGTGGCAATAGCCGAGTAATGAGCACTCAGCTTGTACACATGAACAACCCCGAAGGGCGAGAGCGCTATAGAGAGAAACTCTCACAAGACGCGGCGATTTACGGATTTAATCAAGCCGATATTGACGCGATGGATAACCCAATGCTTGTGAGAGTGTATGAGCCAGAGCAGACCGATAAGAAGCACCTTGCTAAGCTCGTTAGAGCGATGAACGAGAACAAGACACAGGGGATGGATGAGCGCACCGCTGGACGCGCGGCCGCCGCCAAGGTCTCACAACGCACTCTTCAAATACTTCAGCAAGGGCTAGACAAATCCCCTTCCTCGTCCTTTAACCGATTCCTCACCAAACCATCAAAGGCGCTCACAGCGTTTAAAGAGGCGCTGTACCGAGACGGTATTCTAAACGCTCAAAATGCATCTGAGCTCATACGCTCACAAGACGGCACGCTCACAGCTACAGGCCGCGAATATATGCAATATATGTTGACAGGCTATGTGGTGAACGATGATCGATTACTTCCCAATCTCGACTATGCAACAATGGAGCAGCTTACTGTAAGCCTCGGCAAGCTAGCAGCGGCGGGGATAGGCGAGACGGAGCGCGCCAGTCTACAGAACGCAATCGCCGTTTATAACTCCGCGATTAGCCGTGATTTGCTGCCGCAAAAAGGTGGTAAAAATCTGATTTCGAGGCGTAACCGCGCGATCGATATAATCATGTTAGAGGAGCAAGAGTTAGGGCTCGCAGAGGCGGGGGCAGAAGGTAGCGATAGTGATGAATTGAGCGTCTCAAAGATCCCTATAGGAGAGATTAAGGAACGAGTGAGAAAGGATCCTTTGAGTAGTGCCTTTTTGAAGATTCTCACGCTTAACCCGGGTACACGTCGCCTTGAGGATACAGTAGAGCGCTTCATTGAACTAACCAAAGATACAGGGCAGTCTAGCTTATTCGGCGGTGATGATGTGCTCGATTACTCTGAAGCCGCGAACCAGCTTGTAAAGGAACTCGCGAAAACACATGATGTTCCTGCGCGGCTGTACGAATTACCTCAGAAGGCCTCTTCGAGTTCACGAGATCAGGAGAAGAGCGCCCGATCTCTACTCGATCTTTATAAGGCGCTGAAATGCTAATATTAGATGCTGAGCTTCGGACGCGTCAAACAATCACAGATCACTATGACGCGCTAAGCGTACAGTTATTGGGGGCGCGCGCTTCGGGGTTATCTCGCGAGCGAATAGAGGCGCTGGTACGGTCAGGACACTTAGACGCGGATCAACTCAGAGGGCTCGATGTAGGCAATCTCTCAGGGCCCACCAACCCCATACTCTTTATCAGGCTCATAGGCACCCCATACGCCCGCGCGAACCCTGAAGAGAGGGCGCGTATGAGAACATGGAGCCTCGCGAGATGGAGGCAGCGCTTAAGCGGAGTAGACCAGCGCACGCCCACGATACAACCCTTACCTCCGCTTCCGCCTCGAGAGACGAGTGCTTTCAGCCCTGCGCTTGAGCCTCACGCCCGCGCAGTGCCTGAATATTTCACCACAGCAGAGCGTGTGGGAGTTGTGAGCGCCTTTGAGAGCGCGGGTTCATATATTAGGGGCTTGGGGGCACGTTTTGCCGATGAAGCAAGCGCTGAGTTTTATGAACAATGGGGAGGTGAGCGTTTACTGAGCACCCCTAACCCCGTCAAACGAGCGCGTATGCTCAAAGTGATTAGAGAGGAAGTCGGCGCGGCCGTGCTCACGAAAGATCAAGCGCGTGATGTTGCGCGGCGGATCCGCCAAAGATCAGGCGATTTGGCGCGAGACTTTGAGCGAATCGCAGAAACCGAACTTCAAGCCACTCATAACGAAGGGCAAGTTCTACAAGCCGTCGAATTGGACGGTGAAGAGGCGCGTGTTGCACGCATCCCTGAGAGCGGCGCGTGTGGTTATTGTTTGAGCGCGTTTATCGACTCGGAGACGCAACGCCCTATAATCTTTGAGGTTGCTCAAATTGTTGAAAATGGTTCAAATGTTGGAAGAAGGCGCCGTGACTGGAAGCCTTCTCTCTATCCGATGCACCCTCACTGTAGATGTGATACTATCCCAATAAGTCCTAACCAGACGATCACCCGCTCTGGTAGGTTGGAGGCAATATGAAATTCGACTTACTCAAGGCTGAAAAATCCGATACTCGCAATACGGCTAAAATTGCAGGTGTGATTTCTACAGATCAAGTTGACCTGCAAGGAGAGAGGGTACTGCAAGAAGGGCTTGATTTTTCTTATTTTTTAAGAAAGGGGACGTTCAACTATGAACATCAGCCCGGCGCGCAGAACCTGCTAGGCTATCCCACCAAAGTGACCCAACGCAAGGGATATACAGAAGTTGAGGGCGTGCTACTCCTAGACAAACCGAAGGCGCGTGACATCTTCGAGACCGCCAGCGCGATGATCAAGGCGGGCGGGCATCGAACTTTGGGCTTTTCGGTCGAAGGCCGCGTAATAGAGCGCGACCCACAAGACCCTAAAATCGTTCGCAAAGCTCAGGTGATCAATTGCGCGATCACAAGCAACCCGATCAACCCTGATACATCATTAGAGCTGATCAAGAGCGTGAGCGCGTGGTTAAAAAAGGGCTCAGTAGGCTATCAGACACCTAGTCAAGTGAACGGTCAATCACTACAAGGTCTAATCCCCCAACAATTAGATTCTACTGTGAACGCAAGCTATAACGCCTTGAATGATGAGCGTTTAAGCTCTATAATCATTAAGTTAAGCAAATTGTACCCCAATGTTGAACGAGGCGCGCTAACCCGCGCCGCTCAAGAACTAACAGGAGTCTTATGAGTAATGATCTCATTGACATGATGATGAGCGCGGGAGTTGATCGCGACGTAGCAGAGCGCAGAGCTGCCGCTTATCTACGAGACCGACAGGACGAAGCGCGATTTGAGAAAGCCCTCACCGCGCTTGACGACGTAGCAGAGGCCCAACGCGAAGCGGAAGAGGCGCAATATGAGCGTATGAGCAAGGCGTTTAACGATGGCCAAGAGACCGTTGCAGAAGCACTTGCGCCCGCACTCGACGCGCTGTTAACAGAACAACGCGCACAGAATGAAGCTCTTTGTAAGGGCCTTCAGGGCGCGCTTGAGCTCATCAAGTCGCTTCAAACAGAGGTGAAGGGCCTTCGCGGCGCTCACGTCGCTGTAGAGCCTGAGCCTATGGCCAAGAGCGTATCCTACATCCCCGCGCCGGGTGAGGTGTCAGGCGCAGATACATCTCGCGATGACCTCTTTAAAGCGCTCTCTACTATGACCGTGAATGAGCCAGCGCGCGCCGCTGAGATGATGGAGGCCGCCGCGCTTCTGGAGTCAGGTGCGGACCCTCAAACAATCAAGAACCGATTCAACATTTAAAGGTATAATCAATGCAAGGCATTCCTTCAAGCGCCGATATGGCAGCTCTCATGGGCTCTCTCTCAAAGGGCTCTCTCGATCTACCACGCCCAACTAACGCGGGCTATCAAACACCCCTCGTTCCCGCGGGCGGAACTAATAGCCTCTCGCCTCTCGTACCCCAGCAGCTCGCGCAGACCTTGAGCATTGCTACTAGTAGCATGAACGATCTCAAGCTCTGGCCGATGCTCGTTAAGGTGCAGGCTCTGAACACAGTTGTTGAATATAACCGTGTACTTAAGCACGGCGGACAGCACAGCCCCTTCATCAGCGAGGGCGGCAACGGGATCTTGAACCGTTCAACCTACGAGAAGGTCGCAACCAAGATCCGCTACATGGCGGAGCGCCGCGAGGTCACTGATCAAGCATCAATGGTCTCTATCGTAGGCCCTAGCGCTGATGCTATCGCAGAGGAGACTCGACGCGGAACTGAGAGCTTACTTCAGCGCCTTGAGCTCAACCTCTTCCACGCTGATGAGAGCAAGGACTCTAACGCTTTCAACGGCATCATCAAGCAAATCAAAGATGGTGGTAACGTAGCCGACTTGCGCGGAAAAGCACCAAGCGCGGTCTATCTCTCTGAGATCCTCGGCCATCTCTACAGCGCGCCTCTCTATGGTATGGTTACTCATATCATGGTAACGCCTCGCGTGCT